ATGAACGATCCTATGTTTGTCGAAACGCTAATTATTTCCTCATCATTTTTTATCATCGCGATTATTTTGATTGCTTCCGTGCTGCTGCTGGAAAACGGCTGACCGTTAGCCAGCCGCTGTATTTATTGTTTACGGAACGTCACCAGTTCAGGACGGGCGATACGCAGATAGTCCTGGGTATCCATTATCACCGATTTTTCCAGCAGGCCGGCGTTAAAGGCGATTTCATCGAAGCGCTCAAACAGCAGCGGATCGGCGACCAGCGTCAGATCCGGATGAAAGCTGAAGGGGGGAATGGCGCCGAAAACGCAGCCGGTAAGCGCATCCACTTCTGCCGGACTGGCGAGAGAGGCCTTTAGCCCACCGAAATGGCTGGCCAGCAGGCTCAGATCGGCCTGCCGATCGGCGGCAAGGATTGCCAGAATATGTTTCTTAACGCCGTTGCCTTTTACCTTGCAGACCAGTGCTTTTGCACCCTGCCGGAGATCGGTCCCGCGAATTTCACTGACCGCTTCGCATTTCCCAACGGCCTCATGCGCCACCACGCGAAAGCGCGCCTCCTGCTCGGTTAATAAGCTGATTAGGCGCTGATGGGTCGTCGTCCCGGTCACGTCATCAGACATAACGATTTCACCTGTGATTTGCCAATACGTAGCTTGCTACATTAGCACGGGACGGAGAGGGCTGAAAGAAAACAGCCAGCGGGAGCGCTGGCTGTTGGGTCATGCGTTGCTGGTGGATGACTGTTTCTGGAGCAATTCGCTAAAATCTAAGTAACTGAATTTAATTAATAAAACTCTTTCCCCAAAACATCCCCAAAATAATTCCCCAAAACTCCCTGTTTAAATCACAACTTTTTTCCATTCTAGACCACGATCATCTCCATACATTACGCTCATCGCTTCGGTTTTATGTCCTAAAAGAGTTTTGACATCTATACCCTGAGCTTTGTATGTTCTTGATGAAAGCGAGCGCTGTTCATGAAACGGCGGGAGGGAAGTGCAATCCTTAGGCCAAGTAATATTTGCTTTATCTCTTGCCTCCTTAAAATATCTTGATATTGTTTTTTCGGGAACGTGAGATCCCGCTTTACCGTAAGCGTGATGCTTAACATGGTGGATCAGATAAGGGCTCACTACTCTATCGCGACACTTACTAATAACATCAGCCAGAGTCAACCCGATTGCATCGCACCTTAAATTTAAGGGGATAGCTAACTTCATTCCGGTTTTATTTTGGGTAACATGAAGGTGGTTATCCCAAATGTCGCTAAACTTCATCTCGACTATGTCACCTATCCTTTGCCCGGTTACTAAAGCCAAAAGCATAGAATTTTGAGCGCAAGGCGGCAAAGAGCCTGCGCTTTCAAAAATCAACTTCCATTGTTCAATGTTGAGTCTGCTTCGTTTCACTTTGGCTATTGGATTTTTTACAGCTAAGGCTGGGTTGTAGCCAGGATCAACCTCTCCAGCATGCTGCGCCTCTTTGAACACGTCGTTTAGTACGCTTCTTATCAGTTGGCCCATTCTGTGCTTTCCCTCTGCCTTATATTCATCAATAATTTTTGCAATGAGTCTTGTATCAACATCCTTCAGGCGAAGGTTTGGCACTCTATCTGCGAGAATCTGAGAACATAATCGTCTGGATTTTACAGTAGGTTTTTTTATCTCACCGTCACGCAACCTTTCCATCTGAATTTCGATGTATTTTTTAATCCACTCAGAAACACGTATACCTTGATCCTTTTTCCCTGAGCTCTTCATTGCCATATCAATCAGAGCATAAGATTGCTGAGTTTCTTGTTCTGCGGTTATACGGTTCATCTCGATTGCAGCAGCTTTTGCCGCTTCATCATCTGTTCCGAATCCAATAAATGAACCTGTTACAGGGTGGCGATATTGCCAATAAATTTTTGAAGTACGTTTATCTAACTTACAGTAAAGGTTGGGTATTTTGACATTATGTTTTCTGGGGCGAGCTGCCATTTATTGCTTTCTCCACTAACTGGCGGGCCTTGTCTGATAATGATGACGAAATATCTACACTGCCAACCATGCCAACAAAACGAGCATCTTCATCTATAACCCAGCGTCGACCTTGCTTTAAGGCTGGCGGATAAGTCTGTTTGGTCTTTGCTATTTTGTTTAATGCTGAGTTGCTTAATGGATATTTGAATCCATTAGGACCAGATGCCCACTCATGAAGTGTTACTAACTGCCCCATGCGTTTCTCTCCACTTAACCGGCTGCACCCGGTGCTTATTTCTGCAATTTATCCTTCATGCTCTTAATTGTTACCGTAAGCAAATCGATATCAATCACTTTGCCATGAATTATTTCAGCTATCCGCTCAACGATAGCGCGGTAGTTTGTTTGTTCGGCTTTACCATGAATCAGCGATGCAAGAGCAATCTTCATCGCCACAAGCGCATTGGCCGCATCTTCGTTTACTGCGCCGGGCATAGAATCGCGCTCTTCTTCAAGCTCCGCGATAGTCTTCAGGAGCCATTCTTTTAGAGTAGTGCTCATTGGGCGGCCTCCCGCTTCTGCTGTGCTGCCTGGTTAAGCCAGAGGCATTCTGTGCGCTGAACTGAACCAGCGAAGCCGTTGGCTGCCGTAGTTCGCGATACACGCTTCCATCCATCAAGTGCGTTGTTATAGAGGTCGCTGTTATATCCGCAAACAATTACCGCACCGCTTAACTCTTTCAGCGCGTTGAGAAGTTCCGTGTGTTCTTCATTGGTCATTTCGAACCGGTAAGCGCTGTTTTTTGCAGTCTCTACTCTGGTTTCATGCACGTAAGGTGGGTCAACAAAATGCAGGGTAGATGCTGTATCATGATCACGCATACATTGAATGGCACTGCGATTCTCAATCAGTACCCCAGCAAAACGACTGGCCACTGCGGCGAGGTTATCAGGCTGTCGCGCCCAAATGCGTTGTGCGGTAGCACTATTACGCTTGGTATCCAGACGAAACCCCGTCTTACCCTTTGTTGCACCTGCGCTGCCGAATCCCATGGTTGCACGAACAATCAGGCGGCGGGCTTGCTCCACCCGGTTATCACTGTCTTCATACGCGCAATTAAACTCGTCGCGTGAGTAAGGGGTAAGAGCGCAGGCATCAATAAGTTGCTTTGCCGTTTCCGGATTTCTGAGTACACGGAAAAGGTTAACTACATCTCCGTCGAGGTCGTTGTAAACCTCTGCTTCCGATGCCTGCTTTTTCAATAGGACTGACGCTCCGCCACCAAATGGCTCAACGTAGCATCGGTGTTCAGGGAAATGGCTGATGATCCAGCTTGCCAAGCGGAATTTACCGCCATGATAACGAATTGCTGGATGCTTGATACTTACGCTCATGACTGCACTCCTTTACGAAGCTGGGCGGCGATGTCTTCGAGTACGCCATCAGCGAACGAGCGATCGAAATCGCCTTCGGGAGCATCAGCCATAAACTCTGTGGAAGTAAGGATCATCCTCGCAATGTCAGCTGCGTTCTTCGCCGTGTCATCGATAAACCCAGCCTCCCATGCAGCCAACATTCGGTTGGCAACAAAGTGAGCGCCTTCCTTGTGGGCTTGCGCCCGCATTTCAGCCATGAAAGCGTCGGTCACTGGTGTTTCGTCCAGCAAATCAGTCAACGCATCAAATTCGGAAGGCTCAACGACATATTTCAATTCGTCACCATTAATTTCACACTCTTCTGATGTTTTGCTTACTGCGGTGATTGCATTTTTCAGCCCCGCATTCTCCGCAGCCAGCGCCGCAGCTTCATTACGAACCTTACGCAGTTCCAGAACAGCTACCTGCACTGCATAAGCGAACATAGCAGCAGGGCGGTCACTCACCATTTCACTGTCTCGTTGCATGTTGACAGCAATAGTCATCAGTTCTTCCAGCTGTTCGCTGGTCATTGGTTTATTGGCTGTCATGATTTTGCTCCTGCTGCAATTTGTGTTGCTTAACGAAGTGGGCCACTGCCTTCGACTGGCTGGTGACAATCCCATTAAGGATGACGTTCTTACCGCGATAGATTTGCGCTTTCCCGATCTCTGTACCTTCAAGTCTGACGTAAAGAGTTTTCCCTCTGATCTCAGTTTCAGGGACTGGTTGTGACAGGCGGTAAGTTTCACGCGCTTCGGCAATCGCTTTATGTTCGTCCATAATCGACAGCGCCTCAGCCAGGGCAGTGCCTTCAAGAGTGAAGACACCTTCTTCACTAATCGTGGCCTGAGCCATCAGCTCAACGAAACGGCGTGCGTTCTTTACGCTCAGTTCCGGCGCGATAGAGCTACGGGTTACTTTCGATTTACCCTGGGCAGCCGCTACAGCTTTATCATGTTGGAGAACTTTCCCGGCCTGTTCGCCATACTCCATAACGCGATCAACCGCGACATCGACTGACACAGCGCCGGATTTAACCTCCTGCTGAACGTCGTGGTTCGCCGTGCTGAGGAGCAGCAGCTTCTCGACGGTGGCCACAGACTTATTCACCAGCTTTGCTATCTCGCTGGTGGTCTGGTTAAAGGCGTTATGTAGCTCCTGAATAACAGCTGCCTGTTCCATATCGGATAGCGGGAGCTGGTTGTTACTGGTCATGATGCGCGCCAGGCGCTGAACATCGTTACCGTTGAACGGCATGATATGGATGCGGTCTACTGGCTTACCAGCTTCTGCACAGCGCGCATAGCAGCGACGCCGACGGTGGCCTTCAACAACCCACACTCCACCTTCATCACGGGCGATAACCTCCAGCGGGGGAACGGAGCCACCATTCATCAGAAAGTTGAAAAGGTCATCATCTGCCTGGCGGGTACGTTCATCATCTTCGCGTTTGTTGAAACCTTCCCGCACATGGATTTGGTCGAGGCTGATGAACATCCCGGTATCGGTGCGCTTGATGGTCCCGTCACGGGTCATTTGCTTGAATGAGTTAGCCATCAGAGAGCCACCTCGTTATTTTGGGAAATGACGATGGGTGACAGCTCACGCAATTCTCGCTGGGCTTCCAGTAAATGCATATTGGTTCTGCTCTTCGTGTGGCGTTCAACAATGCGGTCACACTCTTTGGCCCAGCTTGCTACATCTTCACGCAAGGTGATGTTCTGAACAGCCAGTTCCTTACGCTGAGCAATCGCTTCGCAAAGCGCTACGCTTGTATAGTCCAGGCGGTTAGCCAGTTCGGTCATAATTCCGCGATAAGCTGGCGGAAGGAGAGGGGCGGCCTTACGCGCTGCGTCGATCAGCTGCTCCCGGGTCATGCGTGGTTGTAACTCGGTGACGTTCTGTGTGTTCGTCATGGATAGTTTCTCCGTGTTTTGAGCGCTCTGCACAGCGCTGAATTTTGGTTGCACGAATCCCTCGCCGATTGGCGACAAAAAAATAAAGGGGTTTCGTTTTAATAAGCACCCAACCAGGGCACTTAGTGAAACGGGCGGCTGCCACCGCCAGTTAGCTTCTCCACAATTGAGAGCGCGTTCTCCTGAGTTGATTTAACGACTACGGCCTCTCAAGTTGAACGCTGAACGCGCTTTCAGTTGTGTAAAAGGGGCGGTCGACATTAAGGACATTCAAAACTGCCGACCGCCAAGACTACACAGCAATCAAAACTTTGCCTGTCTTTTCACCACATCAGGCTCGGTGGTATTCTTGGAGTTCTCACACAACCAAGAAGGGTAATGCTCATGATTAACGGATTTGGTCACCTATACTCCGCAACGGAGCAGCACATTGCAAAATCAGAGAAATCAAAACCATCGGTTTTGTTGACTCTAACGAATTATCAAAAGTAACCAATCGCGCCGTTCAACTGTGCGTCCTAGACTTATTGCTTGCTGCACATCGCAATAAGCATGAGACCACGATTAACAAACTCCCCGGCGCTAAAGCTCTCCACCACAAACTTCTTCAGAAATATAACTGGCCACTGTCAGAGATTCGCGCGATGAGCCTTTCAGATGTTTTTATCGCACTTCACGATGAACTATCACTTGAATCTCTTGAGGGTCAGGCTAAAAGCTACTTTTCAACAATGATTGCCGGGAGATACCCAATTACGTTTACTGATTTTATCGATGAGGAGTGGGATCCAGATCTGGCCGAAAAACTTCTATTCGACTCTGCGCAGTAGCCTCTTCAATTTGTGTATTCAGGATAGATAATTGTTTTTCAATTTCGGCTTTAGTGAGAACCAGACTCTGAAGCCGCCTTACTGCCTCAACCTTTTTCTCCATCCATCCAAAGATCTGCTCATCAGACATTCCACTTGCGTCGATAACTGGTTCTCCTTCGGTAGCCCCTACCTTCTGGTAAATGAATCCAGCTTTTAAGCTAACTACACCCTTTGATTGCTCGCTCATGTTGCTTACTCACAATGTTCGCTGCTGATGATTGAAATATACAAAACGTATTATGTTGTGTGCCGGGATTCCACCGGCTCCCATCTGTTTTTATAGCCACTCAGATATCGTCTGGGCTGTCACCTGATCGCCACGCTGGTGAAACGTCTCTGGCCGTCGTACTTGCCTGGCTTGCACATTCCGGCAACCCGCTGGATCTGGATACTTGAAGGAATCCCCGGACCGCTGCGGCACATGTGCTATATGCCGTACTGCTAACCTACCGATGGTCTTAAACATCATCACCCCGGCGCATATTGAGTATCACCAATAGTAATTAAATGGTCAACACCTGTAGTGATAAAAATATCATCAATAGTGTTAACTTTATGATTGTTAAGGTGAAAAAAGATGCAAAAAAAAGGAGCCGGATGGCTCCTTATTCGAAGATATTTTCAGGCCATTGGGCCTTAACAACTTTGCCTATTATCCTGCAATTCTCATTACATTCAATGGCCTGATAGCGAGGGCTGGGGTTTAGAGGTTCAAGCCATGGCTTCCCATCTTCTCGAACATATTTTTTAAAAGTAACCTCTGAATCGTTGAAGATACCTGCAACACAGAAATCACCAGGCTCAACATCCTGTTCTGGATCTATGAGTATAAGCATTCCCTCAGGAAAACTCGGTTTTACTCCTGGCGGGGCAGTCATCGAATGACCTGATACCTCAAGCCAAAAGGCAGAATCACTGGCTTTAACAGTAGTTGAAACCCATTCCTTCGCGTCTCGTTCTGTGTATGTATTAACCGGGCAAAACGAGCCAGCCTGTACTTCGGTTAATAGCGGGTACTCATACACAGAGGAATGACTCCTTCCGTTCGCAATCGCCTCAAACATAGCTGATATCTCAGCTGCAAGGGATGGGCTGAAATCATCGACTTTTACTCCGAGAATTTTAGCGAACTGTGCAGCATGGGTAGCGTTGATAGCATTTGTGCCATTCAGTAACTGAGCGACACCACTTTGTCCCATACCCATTTGTTCAGCCAAAGTCTCCTGTGAGAGCCCCAGCGCTTTTTTCTTGGACTCAAAGATAGCTTTCAGCCTGTAGGCATCGGCAATTTGTTCGGCGGTCAATGGTTTCTTTTTCATTCTCATAATTTATCACCGCACGGCATAATCACCAATCACCGCTAGTGTTGACATATTTATCACTAACAGTGATACTCCTTATGTGCAAACCACGAGGAAAACCAATGAAGATTATTCCGCTATCTGAATATGTTTTGGAAAACGGTCAGGCCAAAACAGCTGAAGCTCTTGGTGTATACCAAAGTGCCATCAGTAAAGCCCTCAAGCGTAATCGCAGGGTAAACATCCTGGTTAATGAAGACGGGAAAATTGAAGCCGAGGAAGTACGACCATTCCCTAACAAAAACAAACCTGCTGATCCTGACGTTGCAGTAACACCGTAACCCAGCAATCAGCATTTCGTAACTACCAAAGGAAAAACAACATGGTAGAGCAAAGTCTGAAAGAAGTAGTTAAAGCAATGTGCAAAGCGTACCCAGGTGGCCGTGAGGCTATGGCTGGTGCTCTTGGGATGTCCGTATCTCAGTTCAATAACAACCTGTACGAGAAGAACGGCTGCCGCTTCTTCGAAGTGAATGAGCTGGAAGCGATGGAAGACATTTCAAACACGTCTCTCCTGGCTGATTACTTCGCGCAACGTCGCGGCGCTTTGCTGGTGGATGTTCCACAGCTGGAAGACCTTGATCGCGTAGACCTGTTTACCCGCGCAATGAGAACAGCAGCAGCACGCGGTCAGGTTGATCAGATTATCCAGAAGGCCCTGGAAGATGGGGTGATTCAACCGCATGAAGCTGAAGAGATTCACGAGCATCACCGGCGTCACCTGGCTGCGCGTGAAGAAGAAATCCGCGCGATTGTCGCGCTGTTTAGCCGTAAGAAAAGCCAAAAGAAGTGACGCCCGCGAGTGTGCAGCTCCGGGCGTCGTGGCGTGTCGTATTCAGTGGAGAAACTAACGCATGAACAGTTTAAACCGATTAAGACCAGCGAAGCAATTCAGATGCCTTCCACTGGTGGGAAAAGACTCCCCGTTCGGCTATGTGGAGAGATTAAACGACCAGGCTGACGTGAACAACTACCAGCCTGAGAACGCGATGGTAGAGGCTTTTGCTCAGATGAACGAGAAGGGGCGTGAAGAATGGCTGAAGTTGACCGGCGATTCAGAGACCACAGAGGCATTCCCGTCCACGTCGTCAGGTGGGAGCCCGAGACTCGACGCGTTATATACCTTCGCGAAGGGTACGATCATGAGTGCTTCAGCCCTCTTGAGCAATTCCAGCGTAAATTTACAGAGTTAAGGGACGCTCATGAGCCTGTTAATGCCATCCCGGCCGATAGTGATAAACCCTGACCTTGCGTACAGCATTGGCCTTAACGAGGCTATTGCGTTGCAGCAGGTGAACTACTGGCTTAAAGAAACCACCTCCGGACTGGAGCGTGACGGCGTGCGCTGGATTTACAACACCAACGAGCAGTGGCTGGAGCAGTTCCCGTTCTGGTCTGAGTCTACGCTGAAGCGCACATTCACCCGCCTGAAAAACCTCGGCGTGCTCAAAGTGGAGCAGCTGAACAAGTCTCAGCGCGACATGACGAACTACTACACGATCAACTACGAAAGCGAGCTTTTAGATGAGGTCAAAGTGACCAAATCGAAGAGTTCAAAATGCACTATTCCATCAGGTCAAAATGAACCGATGGAACAGGTCAAAGTGGAACGCTCCATCGGGTCAAAACGAACCTCTCTCATCAGGTCAAATTGCACTGATGTTCTTACAGAGAATACAACAGAGAATACTACAGATATTAAAAACCCTATTTGTCCGGTTGCGGCGCAACCAGACCGTGATGTGTTGATCACTGATCAGGCTAAACAGGTTTTAACCCATCTGAATCAGGTGACCAGTTCGCGTTATCAGGTTTCAACAACCTCGCTGCAAAACATTCGCGCCCGAATCGGGGAGGGCTTCACCGTTGAAGAGCTGTCGCTAGTGGTGGACTACTGCAACGCCAAGTGGAGCGAAGACCTCACTATGTCTGCCTATCTCAGACCACAAACGCTGTTCCAGCCATCCAAGTTCCAGGGTTATCTGAAATCAGCCAGAAGTTGGGCCAAGGCTGGTCGTCCTCCTCGTGTTAACGGCGAGTGGGCCCGAGAGGATGGGATCTTTAAATCCAGCTTCCAGAATACCGACTACAGCAAAATCCCGGCAGGTTTCAGAGGAGCGAACTCATGAGTTTTCTGAAAACAATTCAGCTGTTCGTGGCCAATAATCCTGGACTGACGAACAAGGAGATCGCCGCAGCACTGCCGGAGTATGAGTTACACAGTGTGCAGCGTGCGGTATGCCGACTGGCAATGATGGGTAGAGCAGAACGCCATGGCCAACGTCCGACCTCCCGCTACTACGCCAAAGCTCCGGAAGGTCCAATTGGGCCGATTGTCCCGCGCTATCCGGTAAAAAAATCCGAAGTGACGCCGGAGACTAAACAGGAGGTCTCACCAAACCCTGCTGTCGTTGCGATGATGGAGAAGGCAAAGGAATTATTTGATAAGGGTCTTTTCCTGCGAGCCGCCACTGTCCTGATGGATGCCTTCAACCGCTCCAAAAGCGAAGAGATGCGGGAAAAGATTATGGAGGAACGCCAGCGCTGCCTGAACATGGTTCAGCGAGCTAAGCCATCTGGTGATGGATGGTGTCTTGCTGGCCGAGCGAGGAACGTTTGATGAAATACTCTCTGATCTACGCCGACCCAGCCTGGGAATACGGGAACACCGTGAGCAATGGGGCTGCCACCAATCACTACGGTACGATGAAGCTTATCGACATGAAACGCCTCCCTGTTTGGGACCTTGCTGCCGACGATGCTGTTCTGGCTATGTGGTTCACCGGCACTCACACCCGTGAGGCTATTGATCTGGCTGAAGCATGGGGCTTTAAAGTCCGCACCATGAAAGGCTTTACCTGGGTGAAGTTTAACCAGCTGGCAGAGCAGCACATCAACAAAGTACTCCAGGCTGGCCAGGTGGAGGATTTTTACGACTTCCTCGATCTGCTTAACGCACAGACCCGCATGAACGGCGGGAACTACACCCGAGCCAATACTGAAGACCTGCTGATCGCCACCAGAGGGAATGGACTTGAACGCAAGTGCGCCAGCATCAAGCAGGTTATTTACAGCCCACTCGGTGAGCACAGCCAGAAGCCAGCAGAGGCGCGTTTCCGTCTGGAGAAGCTTTACGGTGACGTCCCACGCATCGAACTATTCAGCCGTTGTGGTGCGCCTGGCTGGGACCACTGGGGAAATCAATCTGAATCACCAGCTGTTGAGCTTATACCGGCAGTTGCCGTTCCCATGAAAAAACTACAGGAGCGCGCCGCATGAAAAAGCTATCTACCGAGCATGAGAACGCTGTGCGTGATGTAGCCCGTCAATGCAACGATGCCATCAAAAAAGCCCTAAAGCAGAAGCCAAAGCCAAGCTGGAATGTCGTAGTGCCTCCGATCCTGAAGGAGTACCACGAGAAGGTTAAACCGATGGGCGTAAGCCTGGTGATGTTCAACAGCGTAATCGGACGCCTGAACGGGCGTTATGGAGTCGAGTCATGATCGAATTAACGCCGCGTCAGAATGAAGTGTTCGAAGCTATCAAGGTTCATATCGAAAAGGCTGGCTTCCCACCTACGATGCTGGAGCTTGCCGGATTAATTGGCTGCGCATCACCGAACGCTGCTGTAGCGCACGTGAAGTCACTTAAGAAAAAGGGTTACATCACTGTTGCTCCTGGCGCAGCCAGGGGCATTACCGTCGTCAAAACGGAATGGGATGCAGATCCAGTGACGATCATCAAAGACCTACTATCCGGTGGAGATAAGGCCAGAGATAACGCTGTTGATTGGCTGAAAAAACATGGAGTGAGTTTATGAAACTGGTGCTCCCGTTCCCACCGAGCGTAAACACATACTGGCGAGCCCCGAACAAGGGGCCGTTAAAAGGCCGCCATCTTATCAGCGAGAAGGGCAGGGCATACCAGAGCGCGGCATGTGCAGCGATCATTGAGCAACTGCGTTGCTTACCAAAACCATCATCATCACCAGCTGCGGTGGAGATCCTTCTCTTTCCGCCAGATGCCCGCCGCCGCGACATCGACAACTACAACAAGGCGTTGTTTGACGCGCTCACGCATGCAGGCATTTGGGAGGATGACAGCCAGGTGCAGAAAATGCTGGTGGAGTGGGGGCCGAAAGTGCATGGCGGAAGGGTAGAAATATCGATAACCAGGCATCAACCAACAATGGGGAGAATTGGGTGAGAGCCATACTGACGCCTGAAATTGCGCCGATATCCGGGGTGGTTCTGTTCCGCCCTGGTACCGAACTGCTCTGGCTATTCCGTCAGGGAAGGGTAGTTATTGAGCCACCATCCGAAGCCATACAGCATCTGCCATCTGGATTAATCCCTGAAGCCCACCAGCCCCTGACTGACGATGCCAACATGCAGGCTATTTTCGTTAACGATAGGGTCATTCAGCGAGCTGGTGGATTGAGTAGCCTTGATGCCTGGCTGGAGAGAAAATTTGAATGTCAGTGGCCTCACACTGACTGGCATGCCAGTGACTTTACGGTGATGCGCCACGCTCCGGGGAGCATTCGTCTTTGCTGGGCGTGTGATAACCATTTACGTGAGCAAACCACTGAAAGACTGGCAGGAATTGCCATGCAGAACCTGGTAAAATGGCTGCTGGAAAGGATAAATATTGATTTAGGTTTCAGCCCTGACCACACTCTTTCGCTTCCTGAGTTCTGCTGGTGGATGGTGCGTAATGATCTCGCTGACCTTGTTCCTGAATCAGTGGCGAGTAAAGCACTCAGAATCAAGCCAGAACCGCACAGTTCAGTGATGAGGGAAAGCGACATTGTCCCGTCATTACCGGCTACGCAAATCTTTCAGGAGAAGGCAAAAAAGATAGTGGCGGTGAAGGTCGATCCTGAAACGCCGGAATCTTTCATGCTGAGGCCAAAGCGCCGACGCTGGGAAAACGAGAAATACACCCGCTGGGTGAAGTCGCAACAGTGCTGTTGCTGTAATAACCCGGCAGACGACCCCCACCACCTGATAGGCCACGGGCAGGGTGGAATGGGTACTAAGGCGCATGACCTGTTTGTGATACCGCTGTGCAGAGCGCATCACGACGAGTTACACGCTGATCCTGTGGCATTTGAAGCGAAATACGGCGACCAGTTAACGCTGCTGTTTCGGTTTTTAGATCGTGCGCTGGCAATCGGCGTACTGGCGTAAGTGGAGACGCAAATGATCAATCCTTCAGAAGTAGGCAAATCCGGCGAATTGGTTCGCCTTCGCACTCTCGAAAGTATCTGGGTACAGGGAAAGCTCCGCATGTGGGGCCGCTGGTCTTATATTGGTGGTGGCTCGGGCGGAAACATGTTCAACCAGCTGCTGGCATCCGGGAAAATAACCAAATCCGCTATCAACGATGCGCTGCGCCGCATGAAGAAATCCGGCATCACCAAACCCGAGCTGGAAGCATACCTGCGGGAAATTCTCAACAGTAAAAACAAAACTGGCCTGGCGTTCTGCTCAGACGAGGAGGGGCTAAAGATTGACGGCGTTATTGCCTCAGTGCTGATGAACGAAGAATACCGTGGGCTGTATAGTGTGATTGTTGATCGTCATCGTCTGCGTAAGAGCAAACTCCAGATGGCTAAAGAGCTTAATTCAAAACATCCCGACTGGACCCTTATTACATGCCGTCGTCGTATTGATACATGGGTCAGTCTTGCAGAATCGATCCTTTACGCACCACTTTGTGACGCGTTCGCCACAAATAGTGACAGATTTAAGTTGCAGAGTGAGCAGGAAAGTGCTTAAATTGTGGTAGGCTCGGGACAGTAAAGCGTACTGAGCAACAAATCAAAACATAAACCCGCCACTGCTGCGGGTTTTTTATTTTAAGGGCTGCCTCCGGGTGGCCTTTTTTGTTTCCCCTCGTTCTGAGAGGACTCACGGCAATAAGAGGGGGCTAAATGTCCGATCCTGTTTCTGGCGCTACGGTAGCGGCTGGTGGTCTCATGGGGGCCAGTATCTTTGGCCTGGCAACCGGTATTGATTACGGCGTGGTGTTTGGTGCATTTGCTGGCGCGGTGTTCTACGTCGCTACGGCGGTAAATATCAGCCGCCTGAAGCTGGTGGGCTACTTCATCACCTCATTCATCTTCGGCGTTATTGGCGCTCCACTTCTTGGCTCTTACTTCTCCAAATGGACGGGGTATAGCGACAGGCCACTTGATGCGCTGGGCGCGGTAATCGTAGCCGCTATTGCGATTAAGCTGCTGACGTTCGTCAACAGCCAGGATTTGGGTAGCCTGTTTGGAATTCTCTCTCGTTTACGTGGAGGAGGGACCAGCAATGGTAACAAGTGATCCGAGTGCAATGGCGAATGCCATCATCTGCGGGGTGATCGTTCTTGCCCTCATGTTCTACCAGCGTGGAGGGGCGAGACATCGTCCACTGATATCGCTGATGGCTTATTTCACGGTGCTGGTTTATGCCAGCGTCCCTTTCCGTTACCTGTTCGGCCTGTATAACGAATCGCACTGGTTTGTGGTGCTGGTGAACGTTCTGATTTGCGCTGCTCTTCTCTGGGCACGGGGAAACATGGCGCGTCTGGTTGATGCACTGAGGCACTAATGAACCAATCACAATTTCAGAAGGCGGCTGGTATCAGCGCCGGGTTAGCTGCGCGCTGGTTTCCGCATATCGATGCCGCTATGAAGGAATACGGCATCACCGCACCGCTTGATCAGGCCATGTTTATTGCCCAGATGGGGCATGAAAGCACCAGATTTACCCGGCTGGTGGAAAACCTGAATTACGCGGCTGAAAACCTGGTGCCGACGTTCGGCAGCCACCGCATCACGCAACAGCAGGCCGCCGCTCTTGGCAGAACGGCAACGCAACCGGCAAACCAGAAAGCGATCGCCAATCTGGTATACGGTGGTGAGTGGGGAAAAGAACACCTTGGCAATCAGGTCGCTGGTGATGGCTGGAAATATCGCGGTCGTGGGCTGAAACAGATTACCGGCCTGAGCAACTATCGCAGTTGTGGCCAGGCGTTGAAACTGGACCTTGTTACCCACCCGGAGTTGCTTGAAGAGGATGAATACGCCGCGCGCTCAGCTGCCTGGTTTTATGCCTCCCGCGGTTGCCTGCTTCATTCCGGCGATGTTGAGCGCGTTACGCTGCTAATCAATGGCGGCCGCAACGGGCTGGATAAACGCCGCGCACTATTTAACCTGGCGAAATCCGTTCTGGTGTGAGGTGAATGTGGGGATCGAAACGATAATCGGGCTGGCCGCGTTGGTTATTTCCGCTATTGCCGGCGCTTTTGGCCTTGGCCATATCCGCGGCACCAGCAAAGCGGAAGCCAAAGCTAACAAGCAGCGCACTGAAGATAACGCTGCGGCAAGGGTCGCAGCAGCCGAACGCCGGGTAGATGCAACGAAAGAGGCCAGCAATGTACAGCAGACTGTTAACCATATGCCTGGCGACGATGTTGATCGCGAGCTGCGGGACAACTGGACCCGTAAGGGTTGAGGTAGTGGACACGGCTTGCGACTGGGTTAAACCTCTCTACGGTACCGCGCACGACTGGGATGTGCTGGATAAGCAGACGAAGCGCGACATCCTGGCGCATAACAAAGCGTGGCAGGCGAACTGTTCAAAATCTTGAAGTAATAATTTCAACATGGATGCTTTAAAAGCATCCTGCCTTGTTCAAGTATTACGATTATTGATTGGATGAGAAGAAATTCGTAACTTTGCCGAAAAGCTGTTCATAAAACTCAACACCTAGCCTAGCGAGCTCTGTTGGATGGCGAGTTGTTAATGGTTGAGAAAGATGTGATTCAGGTGGCAAATAATGTACACCTCTGTTAATTACCTCTTTCACTTCAACAGTTTCTGGAGTGAAGGTTACGACTAGAGGATGGCTACCACGATATTCATGTATGTCTGTCCCTCTCATAACTAACTTTTCAATATGTACTGGTTCTCCAGGGGTAGCTACGTCAAATCCAAGATGAAAGCTTCCTGGAACTCGTTTAGCCACATCCTGAATTGAGTGCGTATCCGCGTTCCTGGCTTGTTTAGATAACGCAAAAGAGGATCTGAGCTTCTCAGGGCATTTTCTTTCGAAAGAAGGGTATTGAATTTTTCTTTATGAGGATTACAGGCTCGTTGGAGTTTCTCGAAGATTTTTTCTAAACGGTTGAGGAAATCGCACCATGCTTCTTCGTATTCTTCATAATTTTTTGCTGAGACCATCCTCTCAAAGCAACGCTTAGAGGCATTCAATTCTTTTTGGGCAGGAATAAAATCCATATGAAATTGCATAATAAATCTCTCAAGTTTCGTTGCCAGGTATTCAACAGATAATAATCGGGTATCGACATGAAAGTCATCATTGATGGCGTAAGTTATTACCCATGTGTAGGGGAAAGTTATCCTATTGGTATAGCAATCACTACGCATGATCGAGCCGACATTCTGAAGAGTTCACTTGAACAGCACATGAAGCATCTGCCTGCCGGAGCGCTGGTGATTGTAGTTGACGACGGCTCTAAACCTGCCGCAGTAGTGCCTGACGGCGTGCAGCTGCTTCGCCATGAAACATCACTCGGCATTGTCGCTTCGAAGAACGCCAGCCTGTCAGCCCTGATGGATGCCGGATGTGAGCATCTTTTCCTTTGGGACGATGACGCCTGGCCCATCGCTGATAACTGGCACTTGCCATACATCGAATCACCCGAGCCACACCTGGCTTACCAGTTTCTCGATCTGGCTGGCACGAATAAGTTGAATGATATGGCGGTTCTGTGCCGGGATGATAAGCACATCGCTTATACCGGACAGCGTGGAGTGATGCTTTACTACCACCGCAGCGCCATAGAGAAGGTTGGCGGTTTCGATCCCGTTTACGGTCGCGGCATGTACGAACACAGCGACCTCGCCCTGCGCATCCATAATGCTGGCCTGACGACGTGGGCTTACGGTGATGTGGTCGGTTCAGAAAAACTGATCCATTCTCTCGATGAGCATGAAGCCGTAGAGCGTTCGGTACCGCGTCCCGACCGACAGGCGCTGGTGGAACGTAACGTGAAGATCCACAACGAACGGCGTGATGCCGGGTTTACTGGTTACGTTGAATACCGCCAGCAGCGCGATGTAGTTATCACAACGCTGCTCACCAGTCAGCCTGACCCGCAGCGCGGCACGAAAATGGCGGCCTCGCCTGACATGCTGAGCAAATGGGCGGCCTCGCTTCGCCAGTGTGGGCGTATAGCGCTGGTGGATGAATTACTGACGGCCCCGGCCGATGTTGAGCTGTATCTCGTACCTGACGTGAAGATGAATGTCTACTTCCGTCGCTGGCTACACATCTGGCAGCACCTGCGAGAACACCCTGAATACCGGTTCGTCTGGTGTACCGATGGTACCGATGTCGAAATGCTTCGCGCGCCGTGGGAAGAAATGGAAGCCGGAAAGGTGTATGTCGGTTCAGAACCAAAGACCTACGCCGATACCTGGGCAAAGCAGAACCATCCGGAGCGCATCTATCAGGAATTCATTGAAGAGCACCGCAACGATGTGATGCTTAACGCTGGGCTGCTGGGTGGTACCCGCGCTGATGTAATGGCGTTCGCTCACGGCATCATCCGTCTTTACTACCGGATCGAGAGTTATCGGTTCTGGAAGAAAGAACAGGCTGGCGCCGCGGTGGGCGACATGCTGGCGTTCGGCATTGTTGCGAAGTCATTCGCTGACAGGCTGGTCACCGGCCCTCTGGTGCATACCGTGTTTAAAACTGATGGCATCGGCAAAGAAAATGCCTGGTGGCGCCATAAATAACAGGAGGTCTTATGATTTCGTATGAGGTTGAGTTCCCGACCCAAAAATCTGTAAGTTTCAAAATTAATGGTTACTCCTCAGCAGAGGGACTGGACTGTAAAACGGTAGAGGCTATTGGCGGTGAAGTCAAAGTACAGCTCGATAAGAAAAACATGTTGACTGTACCTTATCGTGAAGACATTACAGCAGACTTTACTCTTGAAGGTTACAAGCAGCGCGCTGAAACTCACGCGAAAACTGTAATCGATCAGATTGTGAATGCGGCTCAGCACCGAGCCGCCGACGATTTAATTCAGGAAGTTACGAACGCGATTGCTTCTTCTGAATTATTTTCTCAACTCTCTTAATCGCTTCGTGAGCATCTGGGGCAGATGAAATTTCAGGCGGTGTAACCTCCTTCAGTACATCCATCAGAACGTCCCCAACATTCTGTTTTGGTGACAGCTTGTTAACAGCTTCAATAATCAAAGAAAAAACCAGTTTATTGGTGGCTTTTTCAATCTTTAATTCACGTTGTAAATCTGCAACTGCTTTTTCCAGTTCTGACATGGAGCTCATGGGTATTTTCCTTATCGGAGGTAATCAGCTATCCCCCCGCGACAGAGTGCGCCAGTGTCCCACCACTGACGGGCTGAATGCTTACCTTAACCAGGGTTAAAGCGGAGCAACACCCTGATATTCAGACAGTAGCCGCCATCGTGCGGCTTTTTTATTGGAGATTCGCTGGTGGCTGAAGAGATTAAGTTTGTGGTGGTCGGCCATCATACCCGCTTAGGGCCTGCACAACGTCTTGCTGCACTGCTGCATGCTCATCTGCTGGTTGATGACGATAACCACGGCGCGAACTGGAATCATCGCCGCGCGCTTGAGTGGGCAGCAGAACAAACATGCCGGGTTGTCGTAATTGAGGATGACGCGCTGCCGGTACATGGATTCACCGAAAAGGTAACTGACTGGCTGGCTCGTTTCCCTGACGACATGCTGAGCTTTTATCTCGGTACCGGGCGGCCTCCACAGTATCAAATGCAGATTGCTGAGCGGCTAATCGTGGCTGATAAGACACGCGCTGATTACATCACGCTGTCGAGACTCATTCATGGCGTTTGCTATAGCGTCCCGCCTAAGCATGTGCAGCGCGTGCTATCCCGCTGGGATAACAGCAAGCCCGCCGATTACGCTGTGGGTTATGCATGGGGTGGCTCAGTGATCTATCCGTGTTACTCGCTGGTGGATCATGCTGATGGTGAGCCTGTTGAGCGTCACCCTGACTCAGCGCCACGTACAGAACGCCGCCGGGCGTGGAGGTTAGCCTGATGCCTGCGTTAATACCGAGAGCATGCCGCAAGCGTGGCTGCCCCGGCACAACCACAGATCGCTCAGGCTATTGCCCCAAACACCTTAACGAAGGCTGGCAGCAGCATCAGCGGGGACAGAGCAGGCATCAGCGCGGTTATGGCAGTAAGTGGGACAGGCTGCGCCCAATCGTTCTCGACAGAGATAAACACCTTTGTCAGGAATGCCTTCGAAATGGAAGGTATACACCCGCTGAGACGGTGGACCACATCACCGCCAAAGCAAATGGGGGTACCGATGACCTGTCCAACCTCGAAAGCCTCTGTAAGCCTTGCCACCGGGCGAAAACAGCGGTTGAAAGACTCAAATGACATCAATTCTCATTTGAGTCGACCGAGGGGAGGGCGGGTAAAAACCTCAGGGGAATCACCCCAAAGGACCGCCGCCTAAC